TTCATTTTTCCTCCTCTGTGGGTTTCGGATTGATAAGTCCGCTAATCTTTTGTTGAAGTACAGCGAAAGTAATTGCTTCGCTTCCCTTCAAATCCACTCTGTTCATCAGAGCGAGTAGGTTTTGGAGTTCTTCTTTTGTAAACATAAAATTTAATTTAGGTTGTTGTGAATGTTCCATCAGCGTTTCGGGTGATTGTTTTTAGCTCAACAGTACCCATATCCTTAGAAATATCCTGCATCTCTAATTCAGTAACGTCAAACTGCTCAAAGTCAGTCCCGAGTTCTGCTGTGAAGTCGCAGTACCCTGCTGATACTACTTTGTTGTCTGATTTTTGAACTTTTACTTTTGGTGTCATATTGTTTTGTTTTTAAATTCTATCGTAATAACCCTCTACTACAATAACGCAACCAATATTAGGGTCAGAATCACATTTGTATTGAATGACTTGTGAACTATCCGTTATTACATTGCCGATTTTTTCATGCCGAAACCTTAGATTGAGAACTTGTGCAAATGATATAATAGATATTTGTCCAATATTTGAACTTGCTCCTTTGGGATGAACTCTTATTGTATTTCCAACACCTGCTCCGTAATTATTAATGTCTGAAATAACATTAAAAGTTCCTAATCTGGAAGTAGTTGGAATATATGTTGAACAATCCACATCTGTTGACGATGTTGCCCTGCCACCAACAAGAACACTTAAATTTCCTCCCAACCAATAACTCACCCAACTCCCATCTTGTGTAATTTCTAAAAAATTACTGCTTGCATTATTTCTTATTGCCCCTACCCTGCGTTTCTTAGTATATCCGCTTGGCATAGTTGGTGTTGTTGAGGAAAGAGAAAGCAAAGACGAAACTGTAAAATCTTCCTTCGCTATTGCCCAGACGTAGTACCAAGTATTTGCTGCCTCTGCTCCTGTGTCTAAGCCCCCTGCTCCTGAGACAGTTATATCTACTGTCTCCGAATAGTCGGAAATTCTTGTTCCTTCAATATCTATTTCATCCGCTGAAATGTCTAATTGATAATTCGGATTTGTTGCGTTATTCTGAATAACGAGATTGCTGATTGTTATTTGTGATGGCATAGTTTTTAAGCTAAAATTGTTTGTTTAGTTACCCATACGCTACTTTCATACTTCTGTATTAACAGATTTGCTCCGCTTGCTTTTATTCTCCAAGCATCCGCCTCCGTAGTGCCTCCGAAGTAAAATCCACTTCCAAGTCCTATGTTTACTTCTCCATTGTCATCAATAGCCATTCTTTGTGCAATAGCACCTGCATCGGGTTTTGTAAAAAATTGAATTTCCCCTCCTCTATTGTTAGCTGTTGCCCCTTTCGCTACTGTTCGGATTATTGACAATCGGAATCCCGATGTATTATCCGTTGCAACAGTTGACAAATCAGAAACTATTTGGGCATCCGCTAATACTCGTTGCTGTCCCAATTCAAGAACTCCTGCATCACCCGCCCCACTTCCATTAATCATTGATAATGTTCTTCCCGAATAAGTAGTGTGAATTTTGGCAGTTGTACCAATTAATACATTACCTGCATTGTCAATCCTGAATCTTTCTGTTGGTGCTGACCCCCCGTCTGGTGTTGTTCCAATAGTGAACCTTGTCGGCATATCAGTACTTCCAGGTGTGCCGTCAACAGTCGCTAACAGTTGAACGCCTGAAAGGAAACTTGCTCCGTCATACCCCGCAGCTACAATATTAAATATATTATCTCCGCTTGCTACTATTGTCTTAGATGCTAATGTTCCTCTTGATTTATAGAAGTTTAATTGTGGTGCGCCTATACTTGCACTTGACCTTTCCAATATGTGTGTAATAGTAACATCACCATCTTGCGCTTCGTGTACTAATGAAGATGGTGCTGCTGTTCCAATACCGACATTGCCGGAGGTGTCTATGTTCAAATTACCACTACTTATGGCTGAATTAAATCCAAGAGAAAACACTCCTGCTGTGCCATCAGCAGTTAAATAAACATCGTCAGCATCATCTTTAAGTTGGATACGTGCTTTGGTATCCCCAGATTCAAAACGAGCTATCGTATCAGTCGTTGCATGAAACACATGAAGAGGAATCTCCGGCGTCGTAGTCCCAATACCAACATTGCCTGCATTGTCAATGACCATCCTAGCCACCAAACCACTAGCACCATCAGCCTTTGTATAAAAATCGATCAAACCACCTCTATTATTTGATGTTGTTCCTGATAAGGCAGAACCGATAAAAGCAACACGCTTATCTGCTGCAACAGAATTTGAATCGGAATACTGTATGCCGCCAACCCGAACGTCATCTGCATCAGCCTGCGCCGTTCCCATTTCATATATGCCACCTCCCGTTGAACCAACTATGGTTGAAAAAGTTCTCCCAGCCGTTGTTTGAATACCAGGCGTTGTTGTTCCAATACCAACATCGCCCGCAGCTGTAATCCTCATCCTTTCTCCGCCATTTGTATAGAATGTCATCGGATTGTTGAACGCTCCATTGGGGCCGAACTGCATAACATCAGATGCTGTGATTTTTGCAACTTCCCATCCTGAACCGCCTGAATCAAGTGCTATATATGACTTATTATTGTCTACAAGAATGTCTCCTGCTATAACGTGTAGCTTTTGTAATGGTGTTCCACTCCCGATAGCTACATATCCATCTGAATTTTGTATTCTTATCTTCTCTGTACCCCCTGTTTCAAATACAAGGTTTTGAGCATCATTAGTTCCTAATGTGCCTGTTGTACCAAAAGAGTTCCCTCCTTGTACAAATCCCGCTGCTCCGTCTGGTCTTATAATCATGGTTTATTTGTATAAAAGGTTTACGAAGCAATCTGCTGCTCCAAGTGTTTTGTTGAATATTGTGGCATCCGTTGAATTACACCAAGAAATACCTGCCGAACAATATATCCCGAACTTGCCTGTGTCAAAGCTGAAATTACTATTACCTGCAATTCTAATAGCAGCAATAGGGGTAACTGCTCCATTGGCAGGAACTGTTGCTGAATTAAAAATTAATAGCCACTGAGCAGATGCTAAAGTGTTATGCCCTGAAAGTCCATAAACAACTCCTGCACTTGCTTTACTTACAGAAGATGCTTCTAATGCCCCTGACAAGTCGCTGCTTGGAGCGAAGGTTGATGTTGCATCTGGCTCCTCTTTTGTCTGCACAAGGTTTGTAGTCCCGGGTGTAGTTTGGTCTATACTGACTTGCCCTATTACATTTGCTCCTGTCTGTAAGGTAGATTGAACTGCAAATGTTCCAGAGTTTTTGACATTCCCTATCTCTGCAACACCAGCTGCTAATTTTCCAATTTCAGCTGTACCTGCTTGTAGGGTTGCTTGTGTAGCAAATGTTCCGCTATTCTTTACGTTGCCAATTTCAGCAACACCAGCTTCTAATCCTACTAATGAACCTGTCTTTGTAACAACTTCATTTGCATTTGCTGTTACTTGGTCAATTCCTACTTTTCCAATAAGATTTGTTCCTGCAGGAAGTGCTACGTCTGTTGCTAAAACAACTCTCTGAACTCCTGTTCCAGTAATTCCGCTGTCAACTGATATTGCTACACCGTTCAACTGAATGTTGTTTACGTCTTGTGTTCCTGAAGGTGTTGAGGTGACAGTACCGTCAACAGTTATTGAATTACCGCCATCTTGTATGTTAACTGCTGCTCCGCCAGCTGCGTTGTCTACTGTAACATTATGTCCGTCAGCTAACTGGTTTGCCGCTGTTGCTGCTCCTGTTGGCAATGGTAATGAAGTGGCATCTATTGTAATGCTATTGCCGCCATCTTGTATATTTACAGCACTTGCACCTGCCGCATTATCAACAGTAACATTTGCTACCTCTAAATCAACCTGAATTGCACCACCTACGTCAGTTTTGATGATTCTTTTTGTAGTTCCACCATCATCAGAACCATAAATAGCAACACTATCAGTTGCATTTGTCAAATCTCTTATATCTAAATCAACTGCATCTACGGTAATAGAGTTTCCTCCGTCCTGAATATTTACAGCGGAAGCTCCTGCTGCGTTGTTTACAGTAACATCTCCTACGTCAACGCCTGGCTGTGCAGATGCCAATACCTTCACTTCGTTGCTGGCGGTTACTTCGGCTCTTGTGTCCGTAGTTCCGTCTTTTATTTCAACGGCTCCTATTTCGATGTCAACGGCACTTAAATCAACCTTCTCTGTAAGATATACGGGTTGAGATAATTTGCCTGAATTTTTTGATACTCCCATGATGTTTATTTGTTTATTATTTTGATAATTTTAATATATTCTGTATGCGGTGAATGTATTTGCTGCTGTTTTTCTGAACCTCCATGTTCCGGTAGATTTTGAAGTTGCCGCGTCATTTGATTGAACAGCGTCAGAACCTACAAGCGTAATGCCTGCCCCAGCAGCTACTGTAATATCCTCTGCGGCTACCGTTGAAATGTTGATAATTGTAAAATCAATACAATCATCATTAGTAAGAGTGTTAAATTCTGTTTCAATATTTGCTCCAGATGGAAATGTGTAAACTGCCGCTCCTGCCGCTCCTTGATTTGCTGTTGCATAACCAACTCTTAATTGAGCTGCTGTTATAGCCGCGGTAGTAGTAAGAGCCGTAGGCGCTGCAAATTGTTTAACTACGCTTCCTCTGTTTAATATTGCACCTTTAGCTGCCGATGCAGTGCCGGTTGTAAATATAATATTTCCAGAATTTCCTGTTGTAGCACTACCTGTTGTTAATATTGCACTTCCGCTGTCTCCTGTGGTTACATTACCTGTCTGCGCATTAATCGCTCCACTATCACCAGTAGTTACAGCACCACTCTCAACAGTTATAGTACCACTGTTTCCGGTAGTTGCGGTTCCTGTTGACATCCTTGCCAATCCGCTATTACCTGTAATCACTTGTCCTGATGCGATTTGAGCACTTCCCGAATCTCCAGATACGAGTGAGCTACCAGAACTTAATGATAATGCCCCCGAATCTCCAAGTGTAGAAACATCTCCTGATGCAATATTTACAATTCCTGAATTAGCACTTACTGTCGTTCCTGATTCAACATTAACAGCATAACTTACTGTTGCTCCTGTTGCATCAACTGATTGAATAGTGTGATTTACTCCAGTAGCAAAAGAAATATTATCCGTAACGCTTGGAGTAGATATAATGGGTGCTGTTAATGTCTTATTAGTAAGTGTTTCAGACCCCGCCAATGTTGATAATGTGCCTGTGAGTGGCAGCGTTACATTGGTTGCTGCGGTAGATGTCAATGTGATAGAAAATGCCCCTGATGTCGCCAGCGTACTGTTATTAGCTATTGTAAGCACTCCTGATGTGGTGGAATTAATAGTAAGTCCATTAAATTTTGTGCCTGTACACTCACCTAATACGGGCGCGATTAAGTTTGGGGCGTTATTAAAGACAAGAGCGCCTGTGCCTTCTTCGTCTGTACAGGCGGCGGCAAATTGAGCAGAGGTGCTTGCGGTTAAAGCAGATATGTTGTCTGATGCGTAAATTATTGTTCCACCTGCGCCACAAGTTAATGTGCTTCCGTCTGTCCCCGCCAAAGTAAGGGTGTTGCTTGCGGTTAAAGTTTTCCCATCCGCAACTGTCAATGTAGATGCAGTTGCTGGTGTGGTGAGAGCAACTTTATTGACAGATGTTGCGGTTATTAAGTCCGCTGCGAGTGTCCCCGTGAATGTCGGAGAAGCTGTACGAGCAATATCACCTGTGCCTGAATCGGCGGTATAATTATAACCCCCACCTACTGTTATTGTTAATGTTTTTGTTGCCATTTTGTTTTTAGTTTTATTATCCCATTATTCCGTGCCATTGACCTGTAATTGCAAGCCCTGACCCAACTTGTGTAAATTTAATTTTATAGGAGGTATCTGTTATGTCTGCAAGCAATATTTGTCCAACCCATTGGTCGCCAGGATTTCCCTCTTGTACATGAATACAATTAGAAGAATCTACACTTACTGTGCTACCATTTATTCCTGCACCATTTGAATTTTGTATAATACCATCACTTCTTCCATCAGAATAGTTAACAGGTTGTCCCGTTTTAATACATATTCCTTGCCATAATTTAAGTTTTTTTGTGGTAGTAATTTCTAATGTTGGGGTAGCTCCTGGGTTTGTAAGGACTCCCCCTGTTGCACTAAGCCCATCAGCAGCAAGAGTGAATGTTCCGCTTTCGATGGTGGTTGTTCCCGTAAATGACGGCGCTGTCGCCAATGTATCAATGGTGTCAACATACTGCGCCTCCGTGGGCTTGTCCAATCGGTTGAAATAAGTTTTTAATTGTGCTATTGATACTACTGCCACGATGTTTATTATTTAGATTCTAACAAATTTAATCTTTCTTTTAATTCGTTAATCGTTTTTTGTTGCTCTTGAATTGCCTTTGTTAGCACAGAGGTTATTTGTCCATAAGAAAGTGTCATTGACCCTTCTTCTCCATATACAATTTCAGGTAAAATTTCCTTAACTTCCTGTGCAATAAATCCAATGTCCTGTTTATTGGAATCATTTAATTTGTATGATACTGGATGTAATTTTAATACCTCATTTAATCCATAGGATATATCTTCAATATTATGTTTCTTTGTTCTATCGGAAGCATCTGTCCATATCCCACCAACTGTTAAAGTTGCTCCGTTCCCATTGGTTACTCCTGTTCCAACCTTGATTGCATCTGTTCCAGCGGGGGATACTCCAAATCCCCACCCAATGACAGCGGTGTCTCCAAACATCATATTATTACTTGCGCTAACTACGGCGTTGGCGCCTATCGCAGTAGCATTAAATAAACCATTTGTTAAAATATCTGCATTTGCTCCAATAATAGTATTCTTATAGCCAGTTGAGTGTGTGTCAAACGCTCTCACTCCAACGGCAGTGTTCTCATAACCAGATGTATTATTGTAAGAGCTTCCGTGCCCAATAGACGTATTTCTGTACCCTCCAACAGTATTAAAAAGAGCAGCCCATCCAAAAGCGTTATTTTCATATCCAACCGTATTTTTATTTAAAGATTTCCATCCCGTAGCAACATTTCCTGCTCCCGTGGTATTTGCAATTAAAGCATTATGTCCTACCGCTGTTGTTGTGGCTTCCGTGTTTACATTACCTGCTTGGTATCCCAATAATGTAGCTCCAGTTGAAGTTAATTTTACCGCTTGTTGATTGTTTACCTTAATTGTAAGGGGAATATTATCGGTAGTGCCTATAAAATCAGTCCCAGGAGTTGTTCCAGCGTTTCCTGTTAATAACCATCCGGCAGAAGGGGTTTGCCAACTTGCAACTCCATTGGCATCGCTCGTCATTACCTTATTTAGACCTTCATTAGTATCAACCATTCTTATAGAGCCGACTACATGGAGTTTCTCTGTTGGGGTAACGCCAATTCCAAATAACCCCCCATTAGTAACCCTAACTCTTTCTAAATTATTTGTGCGAATAATAAAAGAGACATTATCAGTAGTTCCTATAAAATCTGTCGTCGCATTTGTACCAGCATCTCCAGTCAGCGACCACCCGCTGGAATCCAATGTATCAATTAAATCAACATACTGCGCTTCTGTCGGTTTATCTAACCTATTAAAATAGGACTTTAGCTGTGATAATGATACTACTGCCATGTTAAAATACTCTGTTTATTGGTGCGTTTATTCCATTTCCTTCTATCTGCATATAATCTACCCCGTCAAGCTCCCCTGCTGTTCGGTTGCTAAGGTTCACTACATCCTCACAAGGGATAGCGCATAAGCTGTTTATTTTATTTAATATCCTCTGTACTTGCTCATTCGTAATTCCATTTGCCCCCTGTAACACTCCCGCCACCCCGCCTGCCAGCGCATTAGGGGCTATGAAAGTTAGTGTGCCATTCGTGGTAGAGCCGCTTACCGCAACTGCGTTTGCTGTTGCAAATGTACTTCCCGATATAATGACATTCGCTCCTGATGCTTCTGCGTAATAAGGGAAGTTTTGAGGGTATTCATCATTGATTTTAGCGGCTATGTCTGCGGCGAAATCACTGTTTGAAGATGATACTGAATTAAACGAGTAAACAGCAGTTCCGATGGTGAGAGAAACAACAGGAATACCCGATGTTGCGGTAACGGAAATCATGTAAGTAGCTTGCTTGCCTGACACATATTCATTTTCGGGAACAAATCCTGCAATGCTGTCAATGAAATCTACCATAAGTTCGGCATCTTTCTTTAAGTTATCACAAGGAATGTCCTGGTCGAACTTTTCAATATACTCTGCTCCTTTTTTTGCGGCGCAACAATTATTTATTTGAAGCTGTCTTTTTATGGAAGCTGCTGTTAACGAATTAGCGGCATTTGCATCTGTCAATCCTTTTGCGTAAATCGCTGTAAGCGGTGTGATATTAGTCGTAGTGGGTGTGTCAAAACCAAAAATGACGTATTCTCCAAGTTTCAAATCAATGAATCGTGTCGGAAGTGTAGCATCGGAATAAGTAATTGTATTCCCCGCCAAGTCCTCAATAGTGCCTGTTGTAGTTGAAGCTACCAATTTCACAACTCCTATGGTAACAGTATTTGGCATTAGCTATAAGAAAAGGTTGAAGTAGCAATGTTTATCGTAGCTCCTGCTGCTGTATTATGCTTGACCTGAACCGCTAAAATAGCGCTCGATACATTATATATAGATTGCCCTGTTACCACCTCTACATTTGTTGCGGAAGTTGAAGTAATAGAAGTATTTTCATACACTACGGTAGAGGTGATTAAATCAATTACTCTCATGCTACCTTCACCTGCGCTCACCCATACATTTGTCCTTAGAGCGGTAAAAGGGTCGGCGGCGGTATTAGAGAATATAAATCTTCCCGCCTCCTCATAAGTAGTGGTTGCCGCGGCGAAGGGGCTTCCGCCAATAGTATAAGATAATGCAAGGATGCTCGGCGCTCCTGCCGCACCGGTCAACCCGATAGGAAGTCCTAAGTCGGAATTGCAACTGTTACAGGATGATGAAGTATTGTTTGCCATTTTATTTTAGTTTAACAACAAGAATTAGAATCACACATTGAGGTTAATTTATCAAGATATTTTTGAATATCGTTAAGATTTCCACAGCACTCTGCACTTTTGAGAAGCCGCATATACAAAGAAAAGCATTTAAAAGAATCTTCAATATCATTACATGAACAAGAGCAGTCGGCAAGTGTGGCAGCTTTTTCCTGATAACAAACGGCTATACTGTTCCTTAAAGTTTCATATCTTGTTGTGCTTGTGCTGAAAGCTGTTCCTCCCGAAACCCCTGTTACTGTATAAATAAATCTATAAATACCATCAGGATAGGTAGCGGCAGTTACTCCATCAGTTGCTGTTATGTCAAATTCACCTGCCGAGTTAGATGGCAATGTGGAGTAAGCGTCAATAGTGGTGTCTGTGCCGAATGTCCCATCTGCGTTTCTTTTGGCTATTTTAACAGTAGCGGTTAAAGCATCTGAAATTTCAGGGTTGGGAGTTCCGAACCCCCCTACATTTAGACCAGAGTATGCTCCGGTCTTGTCTATGATGGTCAGTATTGCCCCATCAGAGGAGAGGTCAATATTAAAGGCGAGCGCAAGTGCCATTTTACATTAGTTTTAGCAAAAGTATTAAAATTAATAAATTATAGTGCGAAATACTTATTATTTTCATCAACATCTATTTTTGGAATTTCAATTTATTTATTTGTTTTTCTACTTCTTTAGTAATAATTTTTTTCTTTTTCAAATCTTTTATGTATTGGAATTTTTCTGCGGCATCCATATCCTGTGTCTTGTTTGAAATATACTTCGCTCTTGCTTCGTTCTCGATTCCAAGTTGCTTAATTAATCTATCTTTATATTCAAGTTTTTCTGGGGCGTCTATGTCTTCCAATAATTTATCATATAAAGCCCTGTCTTTTGACTTGTATATTAATATAGAAAGTTCTTGTTGGGATTTAGGCAAGTCCTTTATTTCATTAAATATTTTTTCAGCTTTTTGATTAAGCAATCCCTTTTCTTTTTTTTGCGCTGAAATAGCTTTTTTAATCTCGTCTATTTCCCCTTTCGTATATCCCCTCGCTATCTTATTTACAAAAGTGTTCGGAATTGCCTTGCCACCCCACATAGCAATAGCATTAAAAGTATTTACCGACAACTGCATTAATAAAACCGCTTCTTTCTCTGGCTCTGTTAATATTTCTCCATTTTTTACTTTTTCGTAAAGATATTTAGCCCCTCCCACAGAACTTATTTCTTTATTGAAATTATCTATTATGGTAGCTATTGGAGCAATGGCATCTCCAATTTCTAACGCTATTTTTTCTTTTCCCATATATCCACTTTCTTTTATGGAAAAAGGATTGCTATATGTAATGTTTCTTACAATAGATTTTGCGTATGCTTTATCTTCGGGCGTATCGGCATAATTATAATAAACGCTTCCCGCTAATTTCAAAAGCTGCCTCCCCATTCCTCTGTATTTACTTGCACCTAAAGCAACAATGCCTACGCCCATTTCCGTAAACACACCATTGGCAGTTGTTAGTTTTTCAAGCTCCTCTTTGGCTTTTTCTTTATCATCATCATCTCCAATTAACATTTGCGTAAGGGCATACGAAATTTGTTGTCCATAATTATATGCTGTCAGCCCCAGCAAAGTTCCCATAACAGGCAGTAATGTTTTTGCAACATCTCCTTTTGAATATTCGGCATCTTTAGCCGCTTGTCGAAAAGCAGAAAAAGAATCATACGCTTGCAATATTTCTCTTTGTGTATAACCTGTCATAAAGCTCATTATCGCTCCCGATGATTTTTTTGCGTCCAATCCTTCACCCAACCCCATCGCCTTACTTATTTTACTGGGGAGTATCTTGGTTGTTCTAATCTGCCCTGTCCCTGTTGTTGAACCAGCAATCTTTTCATAAGTCGCATCTGCGGTTGACGCAGCATCCAAAATCTGTTTATTAAACCTGTTTTTATATTGAGTGTTGCTTAAATATTCGCTTTCACTAAAACTCACGCCTGTTTGCTCTTTGAATCTATTTTTGAAAGTAGCCATCCATACTGGTTCTAATCCTAACAATTCAGGCAATGCAGCAAGATAGTGGGTTGATTTTTCGATAAATCCCTTTGGCTGTATTGTCCCCTTCTCTAATTCTATATGTTTGTTTAAATTTTTTCTATTAGTAAGTGAGCTTTCGGTATCTTCAAGTAATTTCCTAACCGCCTTCCTTGGTTTAAATAATTCAATATAACTATTCATCGCTTTTGCTCTCGCGGGATAAGCAAGTACAGACGAAACTAATTCAACAACCGTTCTTATAGGTGCTATCAGTATTTGCGCTGCTTTGGCTTTCATTAAATTCCTTACAACAGGGCTTATTTTTGATGAAACAAATTCATTATTAAGCGAGTGCTGTAAATTTTGTGCTGCCACATCCATATATGCTTTTTTGTTTTCAGGCAAATTCTCTTTGGTGTTTTTTATAACCGCATTTACTTTTTGAAGCATAGGAGTAAAATAATAATCCCTTGCATTTTCCTCTAATGTTTCTGTAAATATTTTCTCAAAGTTTGTTTCTACCACCCCCATTTCTTCTGTTAGAACTTGCTTTCCACTACCTGCCGCAAGTTTTACATTTCCCTTATCTGTCATTTCAAAAGGCATAGCCCCTTGCGCTTCCTTACCGCCTTTTCTTATTCTTTTGATATGGAACAACAATTCCTCAAAAGGCATACCTCTTACTTCATTGGCGAACCTTTGTTTGCCTGTCATATTTTCGTCTTTCCATTTCTTTACATCTTTTAGAAACTCCATCTCATTTTTTGACAGAAACTCAGTAGTTCCATTAACAAAACTATTATACACATCATTAGGAGAAACGCTATCTTTTTTTCTAATCAAATCCCACGCATTTTGAATTGACTTTAACTCATCTTTGCTTAGTTTTGTCCTTTCGTATTCGCTTTCAAGAATATGCTTAAACCAATCTCTTGTACCTAATTTATTGCCTCGTCTATCTTTTTTCCCCTTATATTTTGGATTGTGTTGTAATGCGTATTCTCTTAGATACATAGCAACCATGCCAATCCTATTCATCTGGTCGCTCTTTATTCCATATTTCTTTTTAAGTTTAATAAAATTATCTTGCCCTTTATTTACAAATCCAATATAACCTCCTGCCGCACGCTGAACAGGAGCAACAATGCTTTTTTGAAATGCGCCATAAACTACTTTTCCAAGCCCCATAGACCCTTCCCAAAACGAACTTGTCAGAGTACCTAATTTAGCGACCACATCTTTTACGTTCTGCTTGAATGGCTTTGCTTTATCTATTTGAGAAATAACTGCTTTTGATTCTGTAATCGCTTCCGCTTTCGCTATTATCGGATTAAGGCGAAACGCATCCACATATCCATCCTCAATAGCGTTATCTAAAATAGAACGTAAATTATAAAGTTCTTCTGGGCTTAGATTGCGTAAATCATTATTATCTAAATTCTCAAACCTATCTAATAATTTCTTGTTTTCAGCAGTTATATTATCTAATCCAATACTCTTTATACTGCCCTTCAATTCGTTTATCAAATCTGTTTTCAGAGAAGTTATCTCTGATGCGTATTTACTTTCAACTGCTTTTTGGTCTTTACCTACCTGCTCAATCAAATCGTTAAATTCTTGTTCTGTAATATCTCCACGCTCATGCAATTCATTGACTTTTCTCTTGAAAGAATTTATATCCTTAAATAACTTTCTGTAATCCTCTATGGACTGCACTTTATTTAAAGCTATGTCGTTGTATTTTTCAACCGCTTTTTCGTATGTTTTTATGTTTGAGTAGGTGTCAGGTTTTATTTTCGCTTGCTCAATGTCGTAATATATTTCCTGCATTGTTTTATAATCAGGAACTCTGCCACCTATTTCGTCTAATGCTTTGGTGTATTTATCTAAAAGATTATTGGGGATATTTTCAGGATTGATATTCAGAAAATCTTTTACTGCTTTGTCGAAAGATGGGTGCTTTCTCTTAGCAGCAGTAGATTGAAGTTTTCTTATGTCTGTTATCCTATTCGCATATCCGGCATCCTCAATAACCTTATCAGCATAGTCAAAATACTTTTCTAATGCAGGAAATGTCTTAATGTTTTTCGCTCGCAATTTTAAAGCATCCTTTTGTCCCTTGTCAAGTATTTCGCTTTTATCAATAAAATCAATGGCTTCTTTTTGGAACGACTGTATGTCCGACACTCTCTCTTTTTCTGTTTTCTTTCCCTCCCTTGCTCCAATTTTTGCTCCCTTAGCAATATCCCTAAGTTGTTTTTTTAATGCCTCTTTTTCTGTAATTGTGATTTTCTTCTGTTCAGGTTTTGTAATCTCCTTAACCGCCGCCTTTATTTCAGAGGGTTTGGCTGGTACGCTAATTGCCTCTGCTTTTCTCAATGCCTCTTTTTGTTCTTTTATTTTATCTTTCGCCTCCACCAATATCTCTTTTTCTTTTCCTTTCACTTCATTAAATGCCGCTTCAATTTCTTCATCTTTATACTTTACGAAATCATCTCTGAAATCTCTTATGAAATCTTTTGCGGTAAGATACCCCGCCTTGATAGCCGCTTTCACAACTGCTATAAATTCAGGAATGGCTTGTAATGGCGCACCCATACCTAACCCCATTTTCTTTCTAAACGCTGCCCGCGCATCTTCCAAAACTTTGAATGACTGTTCTGTTTCGGTTAATGGCTTCGCCTCTACTTTTGGGGCTGGTTCGGCAGGGGGCTTGACTTCTTCGGCTGGTTTTTCCTTTGCGAGAGGTTTCTCTCTTGGTACAGTTCCCAACTCGCCTGTCTTAGGCGCTGGGGAAGGGTGTCTTTCGGGGATGGTTGTTTCGTATTTGACATCGAATTGTTTTTGTATTGCTTCTGCTTTTGATATTCCTTCTATCTTTTCTTCAAGCAACGTAGCTTCTTTGCCTTTTATTGATTGTTCGTATTCCGCAAAGATACGCTTTATTTCTGCTTGATTCTTAGCGTCAAGTAATTTTTTAGCAAGGGTTAACTCAAATTCGGTAAATACGTCTTTCGGAGTAGCACCCTTAAACATATCAACCGTATTAGACCATTCATTAAACTTGCCTAATCCCTGATTCTTAAATTCTGCAATGGCTATTATTGCGTTTTGTATTTCGGGCAGCAATGAACTTTTCTTTTCAACAGCAAGAATATTGGGCATTGATTTTTGTAATCCCTTCTGTATGTTGTCAGGCAGTGATTCAAAAAGCTCAGGTAATACCGCTTTTCCATCTTCAAACAAAAAATGAGTTACCATTCCCTGAATATCATCCATCCCTTTTGCCGTAAAACCTTCTTCCGAAAAGGCGTTTTTAATTTGTGCAGGATTAAGATAACCCTTTATTATAGCTTTAATTTTATTAGCGCTTGCCCTTATTGCCTCTTTCGCTGTTGCGTATTCTCCCGAAAATAAAATAGATGAAAGTTTTGATTTATCTTCGGGTGTCATTTTTCTGCTTGTGGAAATAGGGTCAATGTGTTGTTTGCCTCCTGTTTCAATATCTTTTACATCGTGTTGCCCCAATGACACTGCTTCGCTGTCTGTTACTTTTACTTCTCTGACAAGTATCGGATTTTTCATTCCTTCTACTTGTTCTTTTGTAAGCCCATACTTTTCAGCGTTGGCAATTAAATCGGCTTTATATTGATTTCCTTTATTTTCATAATGTTTTTTAAGCCCTATACTTCGGTTATTGCCTTGTATAACCTCTCCTCTTTCGTTTATAATAGGCGTTCCGAAATACGCATTAGGCGAACCGCTTACCTCCTCAAAGTTTGGGTTTTTGGCTATTTTATCCTGCGCCAACTTACTTGCCACATCACTTCGTTCTTTGGGTTGCGCCCCTGCTATATGGTGCTTTGGATTGCGTTCCCCACTTGGCAGGTGGGAAGGTTGTAAACTTTCTGATTCAATTAACTTATAGGTAATTGGCACAGAAACATCTGCCGTAAACTTTGTTTCTCCCTTGCTTCCTTCGGGAACATTTGTAATCGGCTCGTTCCTCGCTTCTATGTTCTCTGCAAGTAACTCACGTTTTTTAGGTACAACTTTCTCCCCCACAGGCACTTCGGCAGGTTTCACCTCCGCTTTGGGTGCTTCGGTTGGTTTGGGGGTGGGTTGTTTCGGATTATATTCAAATTTATTCTCACCCACTTTTGTAAAACCATTTCTTTCGTAAAATTCATTCAGGCGTTTTATATCTCCGCCAAATTCATCGGTGGCGGTTAATGTAACTTTCTTACCTGTCCTGTCTGCTTCCGATTTTACTGTTTCCAAAACTTTACTACCTGCACCTTTACCTCTTTCTGTTTCTTTCACGAAAAGACCTGTCATCGACAAATCTTCTCCTTTGGGTGTTATCAATACACTTACGCTTGGATGTTCTTCGGCTATCTTCTTATTTACCTCCTGCGCTATGTTATAGTTTTTATCGGCAGCTGGCTCTGATGGCACTCCTTTCGATTTTCTTTCTGTTTCCGCCTTATACTCATCAGGATAGGTTTCTTTCAGCTTCACTTCTTCGGCAGTAAGTTCCGTACCCGCTTTCTCTTTCTTAGAGATGTCGGCAAGTTCTGTGAAAGGGATTAAGCCTTTTACTTCGGTAAAGGGCTTTGCGGCTTCGGTGGGTTTTGCTTCTTCTGCTTTTGTTAATTTTCTTAATCCTGCCTTATCAATTACATTTTGAAGTTCACCCTTTGAAAGTTGCTCGGAAACAAATTCATACAACTTTATTTCATCGGGAGTTATCGGCTCTTTGTTTTGCAGTTTATCTGACAACTTTTCTGCAACATCAACAATCCTCTCTTTAGCATTTGTTTCCAATTTTTCTATTAATGCGGGGTCAGAAACAGTAGCTTTTGTCTTTAAATTCTCCCATTCTTTGCCTCTTTTCACAAAAGCCCCTTCTGGCACAAATGCTGATTTTTCGTGTTTGCCGATTTTATTCATTGCCTTGTGCGCTCCGCCCATAAGCAGCCCAACAAATGCAATATCCCCAATGGTTGATAAATCTCCTGGCTCATAACCCATTGCCTCCACAGCTTTTGATATAGGGGCAAAAAGTAAGTGCTCCACATCTTCGCCATAAGGTAATTCCTGTAATCCTGCACTTGCTCCTGTAAATCCCCATCCAACAGGTGTAACTGCCATAATACCAGCTATCCCTGCCTCCATTGAACCCTTTAATACTTTTATCGGGTCTCCCTTCTCAAATCCTTTTGCAATTTCTTTTCCGCCCTCTGTAACGCCTTCTATTCCGGCTCTTGCTATATATGCCACAGGATTCATAATAAGTCCCGCTACGCCTGCCTTTTGGGGGTTAAAAAGCAAATCATCTATGGCTTCCGAGAAAGCGGTAGCGTGTTGCCAATCTTTAATATTTGCTGATGCTATGGTTGGTGGTTGTTCCCCTTCGGTAAATTCAACAGATTCTCCTTCTGTTATTGCCTTTGTTCTCTCCTCAAATAATTTTTCTTTTGCAGTTTGCTCATCCTTTTTGGTGGATATTTTTAATCTACGAGCATTATTGAAATCCTTTTTATATTGCTCTTTAAAATATTCTTGGTCAATTTCTTCTGTCGCAGGGTCGCCTTCTCCATTTATTATATCAATATATTGTTGAGCAAGTGTTTTGTTTTCCGATAACTTACCCCATATTTTTGTGCGTTGCTCATAAATATTCGTCAACAACGCCTTGTCTTTTGTTTTTCCTGCTATTATAGCACCTTGCTCTAAATCTTTTAGCGCACCAGGATAATCTTCTACCCTTTGTTTGTAAATAGCTCTATTATGATAAAGTTCTCCCTTGTCGGGATTGTTTTCAATAGCGTCATCCATAATAGATAAAGCCATTGGTGTTTGTCCTGTATTTCCATAAACATAAGCAAGCCCCGTATAGGCAGAAGCCATTTGCGGATTCTTGGCTATTATCTTCTCATATCTATCTCTTGCATCTGTATATCTTCCAAGTTCCGACTCTCCCACCGCCGCCGCGTATTGCCAATCTTCATTATCTGGATTTCTTTTTAATTGCTCATTTGCTATCCTTAATGTTTTTGCCGAATTAAACATTTTATCCCCTTCCGCTTTTAGGTCTGCCCAATCATTTATGTCATATCCCGCTTTTTTAAGGACAGGAAACATCTTCTTATATAAATCATTTCTCCTATCCTCTCCATTCTGGAAGTCATAAATTTCGCTATTATCAACAAACGCCTCTTTAAGAATATCGCTTATTTTCTCTTTTTCATTAACGCCCTTTGTCGTTTCGGTAGGGGGTGGCGTAATTGTTACCTGTAAAGTGGGGGCGGGTTTCAGTTCCGCCTTAGATGGCTTTATCTCATCAAAAGAATACTTATATTCAGTCGGCGAGATAGATTCTGATACGGATTCTTCTGCACCAGCGGAGGGCTCTAAGGAAGGTTGTTTTAAATCTTTTTTTTTTAATGGGATGCCAAACTCATCAACTTCTTGTGATGATGGCTCCGCAACGGATACCCCACCGCCTTTTATAAGTATTCCAAATTCATCATATTTTTTATTGTCTGGCATTAGTCAATAATTTCTACCCCTTTTTCAATTAGCAATTTCTCGTATTCTTTGTTGGAATATCCTGCCGCTTTTGCTTTAGCTGAAATATCAGACCGATTAATTGTTTTTGATTTCTCATCTTCCAATCCTTCAAGTGTTATTTTTTTCTGCTCCAATACTGACTTTATTGCTTCGTAATCTATGTATTTCGGTTCTCCTTTAGATGTTGTTCCGCTTGCGAATTTTTTCCACTTTACTTGCTTTGAAAATTGTTTCGCAATTTTATCTCTTATGGGCTTGCCTTTTATTGTTGGTAGTTCAATTATGCTTGAAATTTTAAAATCCTGCGCTCCTACAATGCGTTCAGATTCCCATGTGGTCGGGTCGAATGTTTCAATGGTTTCTTTTTGAATAGGAATAGTGGTTTTTAATTCCCATGTGTTTCGTGCTGTTACCTCTCCTTCTACGAACCCTACCTGTTTGCCATCTTCGATTGTCGGAATATTTATATTTATTGTCTTATTAGTAACAGGTGTTACTGAATATTTTGAGGTTGCGCCTTCTTTGCCGCCTGTTTTTAATGGTGCAGCTTTTTCGCCAAATAATCCAAAATATGCTGGCTTAAATTCTTCATCTGCTGCCTTTTCCGCTTGCTCTCTTGTGTTGCCTTTTGTCATCCAATTTACAATAGTTGCGTTCCACTCAGGGCTTGCTTGTTTGAATGTTTCCCATGATGATTCCTGTGTTTTAATGGGGACAGCAGCCCCTCCTGTTGCAGTTGGATGTATTCCTTGTTTCGCAGCCCATCCAGACATTGCTCCTAATAGTTTTGGCATATCCGGTTCGGGTTCATTTGCTGTTATTGCGCCATAAGTATAAACACCTGTCCCCCCCGTTAATTTATCCCACGCCTCTTTATCGTTCTTGCCTACCGCATCCGTCCATTGCGTTTGCAATGAAAATGATTTTGGATTTTGAACGCCTTTTTCTACATCCTTTAAATACGCCTCTGAACTTATCCTGTCTCTGGCGGTAATTTGTTTTAGGTCAAACCTCATAGTGTCGAGTTCGCTATCCTCATAAGGATTATAGTTGGGATTTGAAGCTATATTCTTTTTTACATGGTCAATTATAGCTGCACTCATGGCTTTTGAATTTCCTTGTAATGGAGCAATAATACCTTCTACGTTAAATTTACCTAAGTCATTTCTATATTTATCTTGTAATCCTTTGCTTTTTTGCGCTGCCTTCTTCGCCGCATCAATAGCATCTTGCTCCTCTTGCCTTCGTCTTGAAATTTCTTCAAGGGGAAATTGATTAGATGGCAGCTTAAATCCGAGCGATATTGCCTGTCCGAGTGATGGGGTGGGTGTTGCCATTAGTCGTAAGATGTCGTTTTTATATTATAGGGCTGTGTTTGTTGATATTGTGTTTGTTCTGGGGTTGACCAATCAAAGGAACCAGGCGCAGATGTTAATCCCGACACCTCTGTCCCCGCTCTTGCCCCTACACCTGCCTTTGCTACTCTTGCTCCCTTTCCTATTCCGCTTCCCATAGAAGCTATGCCTATGTTAGAAATATCGGTTAATGCGCCAAACATATTCTCTGTGCCCTGTGCTGATGCCTGTCCGTATGCCTGCTCTAACATTTGTCTGCGGGCTATCCTTTGCTGTTGTATGAGGTTTTGCTGTGATTGTACTTGACTTGCAAGTGTATCAGCGTATCGGATGTTTTCTCTTTTAAGTCCCGCTCCTTTGGCTGCAAAGTCGGTTATAGCACCTGTTTGTTGGGCTTGTAAAACAGAACCTATTGCTCCTCCCATACTACCTCCGCTTAAATCCAATGCTGATTGTCTTTGTCCCGCCTGACTTCTTGCTAATTGTCCTTGAAATTGCGCCTTTTCTTCGGGAGCAAATCCATATTGGCTCATTGCTTGCGCTCTTTGATACGCCCCCTGTAATTCAGGAGATACGCTATATTCGGGCGGAGGGGTTTTGGCTAACTCTTTTAACGCTTTCTGCGCTTTCGTTTGTTGAATTATTCCGCCAACGCCTTTTGCAAGAGCGGATGCGCCTGCTATGGCGGGTATTATGAGGGGTACTGGCATGGGTTAAAAATATTGTTTTTCGTTAATTTTTAATGTTATTTGTCAAATGTTATAGTTTACAGCTTTGCTTACAAGTAATGCGTTCCATATATTTTGTATCTCTCTTTTATTATCCTGAAAGTCCTGTGCCACATCTTGCCCAACCATTTTCGCCTTCTGTGCTTGCCATGTGCGTTTATATTCTTCAATAACATATTGATTGAATTTTTCTGCCCACGCCAAACTAAACATATAGCAAAGATACGAAGCTACGGCTCTTTCATATCGTTCATAAATTAAACTTCTCCCTTCTTCATCAACATTTAATCCCAAATAAGCAAGATTGGCTTCGAGTATTTCTATATCAGAATTAAGGTGAATAAATCCGTTGTTTATCTGGAAACCGCCTCTGTTCCAATTTAACGCCCCTCCTACATTACATCCGCACTGTGTTAAGAAACTAAGGTCGGCATACAAGAACATCTGACATCCATTTAGCACCTGATTGGCTATCGGGTCATTGGTTGTGCTGGGCGCTACATCTAATTTTAATGCCAAATACCTTACATAGTCCTTTGGGAGTTGTGCTGTGCTTCCCTGAAAAGTAAGGCAACATTGTTTTTTTATCAGTTGAGATAAGGCGTTTAAAGAGCCGAGTGCCTCATATACCATGATGGAAAAATAATCGTCATATTCAGCAGTATTCCCTAAGCGTAATTGCGCTTTCGCGCGGGTGATAACCTCCTCTATTGATATGGTAGAAAATGTCGGTGTCATTTAATTGCAGTGGGATTGTCCACCATATTATTTTTATAATCGGTTGGCGTTTTAGCCATCGGTTCTGTTTGTGAATTGTATATTAATTGCTTTAACTGCACTAAGTCATCTCCCGAAATAGGATATTCTGAAATATCAATGTTGTAGGTAGGCAGAGATGTTGGGTTTGCGAATATTCCGTCTATCCTGATTTCTTTTTGGAGCGGATTGCCCCACACTTCCAAAAATCCCTCTGACCATATTGTTTTTATCTTTCCTTTCGTACTCACCTTTGTTGCTCTGTGATTTTGATACATGGAAAGTTCTGCTCTGTTTTGGTTTTTTCTGAAATTACAACTTTTGTCCAATGTTCCTATGTATAAAAATCCGTCTGTCTGATCGTCTAAAATAACAGGATTGGGAACTTCAAATTTTACATACAATTTTGATTCTTGCAAGTCCTCCGAAAATTCAGGAAAGAATTGCTGTGTCCATAGCGGATTAACACGCCCTGTTCTTTCGTAGGTAGTTCGGAATATAACTTCCCTATATTGTCTAATTAAATCATATATGTAAGGAATCTGAAATTTACTCTGCTCCGTAAATATAGCCCCTTGCGCTGACTTAATTATATCTTCTGCTATTTTTGTAAGTGTAGGCATTATGTTTTTTGTGCATCAACTTGTTGTAATAAACCCTCTCCTTGTAAACTTTCAAAATCTTTTGAACGGGCAAAGAACATATCCTTTGCAGTATCTATTACCCTAATTAAAAAATCATAGTGAAAATAATTTTCTAAATCAATCGCGTTATCAGCAACATCTATCGTTACCGATGGGTTTGATATATAATCAAGAGTTACTTCTACGCAGGTGCTATCATTTGGTAATATCTTCAACAGGTTGTCCGCCCTGTCAAACTGCGGTGAATAGATGCTTGGTTTGCTATATTCTGATATTTGTCTGCTTGAAAAGAATGGCGTTGCTGATTTATATTGTACGCGGTTTATAGTTCCCGCACCCCCGAATACCCCATTGCCATTTACTGCATTAGTAAGGTCTTTGTCAGAATACAAGTCAAACTGATAAGTATTAATTTTTTTAACATACCTATCACCATTTGCGTTTAAATTTCCATTCACCCCGCTTATGTTGATAAGTTCTCCTGTTTTAATGTTGTTTCTTTTGTCAATCTTTATTCTTATGGGAGATGTGTTTGTGGCATCTGTAACTGATAATTGAAGGACTTGATTGAATTTTGCTTTTAAAGCCAATAGCTCTTGGTGGGAACTAACCTGCTTACTTACATCATCTGCCCCCGTGGTTTCAATTATTTGCCCCGTGTTGGTTGTCCATGTTCCTGACCCCGTAGAGAAAGTAACGAGGAATTGTGTTGCGCTGGCAACTGTTACTGCGAAAAATGTACCATTTATAGCGGGGGTTGTAGTGAATCCTGCCACCCCTGAAAACTTTACTTTATCTCCTGTAATTAAATTATGTGGGACAGGAGTTGTTACAGACCCTGCCGAACCAAAAGCAATTTCAAATAATGATATAGGTATCGGAGAGGTGTATATGCGGTTATTATTCAGGTTAAATACTTGCGCAGTTCTTATGACAGAAGCAATGTCATTATAGGAATCTTCATCCGCAAGATTAGCATACGTTTTTAATATAGTATCGTATAACGCCTCCTTAAATAAACGATTCTCCTGTGTGGGGTCTAAATAAGCAGAATACGCTTTATCTATCTTATCTGCAAATATGCCCTCAAATTCAACTCCTGTCATTTTACAAAGATACTTATTTTGATTTAATTCTTGCTGAAACTCTAAATTTTACAATAAAATTTGATAATTTCTGATATATGTTTATGTCAAAAAACATTTTCGCCTTTAAATACTTGCCAAATAATGCTGTCGTGTTGGAACTGTTAATCCCCGAAGTAGTGGAATCTTTTTTAATAGGAGAGAAGAAGCTATCTTCCCTTGAAGTAAATTCGCTTTGTGTTAAGAAACTTTGATGTTGTTTTGTGGCAAACTCAAAACGATTAGGAACTATTTCTGAATCAACTCCCATCGCCTCATACCATTTTGTTTCTTCGGGTAATTGGTTAATCACTCCCTCTATAAATGCTTTTTCGGTCTGCGACACCCCTGCGTTTAAATACCATGTCAAATAAGAACCTTTGTCGTGTTGGTAAATTTTATCTACGGGGGTTATGGGTCGAGGGCTTAAATATGTATCTGTCCATTTTAGATAAATCTTTGGAGTAAAAGTTGCATCACAAATAAAGGCGTTCTTAAATTCATTGAATAATATCGTGTATTCGTTGTAATATGTTCCATCATTTGCTAACTTTTTCCATTTTAAGGGGAATAAATCTGGTTGATTCCCTGTATTGGTTTGCAGGTCTATTGATTCATAAACATCCCCGAATGTACTGAATGGAGTGCTAATATAAAAAATCTTGTCCCCCGTTTCATATCCTACCGATGAATTCCATGAGCCAAAACTTTGCGCGGCATTTATTCTTCCCTTTACAGTCCATATTGCATTAGCGTATCTATCATCCCATACTCCGTGTATTCCTTGCCCATCAGCAGGAGTGTCTTGCGAATCTACCCATGTAAGATTGTTAGCGAAGAATGACTGCATCCCTTTAATATCAGCAATACTTACCGTCCCGTCATATCCGAATCGTAGTGCTTTTTTGAGTTCTGTATTAATCCAATAAAATACATCATTGCCTCCCTGACTTTTCCCTCTAATAATAGCCCATTTATGTTTAGAGCCATATCTCGATACTGTTACGCCATCCCTGCTCATTACACTTCCGTCTCCTATCAATATCTCTGTAATTCCTTTTACTTCTAACGTGCCTCTGGTGTTAAAATATTTTCGCGTAAATGCTCTTAGCTGCCATGCGAATAATTCTCCATTTACGTTGGCATGATGGACAATTTCCCCGAATGATTGATCTGAATCATGGACGTCAAGTGGCAGATAGGTTCTATATTGGTCGGATAAACTTCCTTGTGGTTTTATTGCGCTCCACCTTATTCGTGCGGGCTGGTCGCTGTCATCTTCTAAGAGAGGGTTAAAAGCAACATCGGATTGTACTTGGTTGCGGATGGTGTACCCTTCTTGGTATGCTTCACCAAACGAACCGTCAGTGTTCGATGGGGATGTTAGCCAATCTACCGTAGGGATTCCCGGATAAAGATTGCCTGTCTGTGAAGGTGATTTTTGCTTCATCTGTGCGTTTATTCTGTTTTGAGAATAAAAAGCTAATCCACCTGCGAAACCATCTATACTGCCATCGGTAGATGGCGAGTGGCTGGGAAAAGTAGCGGGAAATACTCCTGGAGACCTATGTTTTAAATAATTAAGTTGAGTAAAAGTATCTCCACCAAAAACATCTGTATTCTGGAATCCTGTTGCTGATGCTGCAATATTCATTCTGTGCCCACAAGTAATGTACGTGGAAAGCGCCACATTGCCGTACTGCTCTGATAAAGGGCTATAATATTGGTTATAATAGAATGCTCCATCAACTTGTCCAGTCCCCGCAATCTCGTTGAACTCAAGGGTTGTTTCCATTATAAATGATTCCCTTATGCTACAAATAGTATAATTTGTGTTAGCAGTAGATATAGAGCCCTCACCTAATCTAAATCTTTTTCTATATATCGTCTCGGACACAAAAGTATGGTCTAATCCATATCCTAAAAATGTAGCTTCTTTTACTGGAATTATAGCGGGTTTATTGGTAGATGTTGTTCCTAATACACCACTATATTCCGCATAATTAGACTTTATAAAACTTGCCACAACTGGGGAGTATCCATTATGGAAATTTACATAATGTGGGTTTCCAAGATTTATCATAACATCCCCATTTGGAGATGTAAAAGATGGAATACTCGTATGATTAAATTGAATATCAGGTGAATAAAAAGCGACAATTTTTCTTTCTCGTCCGTAAATATCAAATTCAGAATTACTATATAATGGATTCCCAAGAGAAGCGCCTGCAAGAGTGCGCCCTGAAATTAATGGAAATTCACCTTTCCCGACATATTTTGCGCTGTAAATATTCGCAGGCAGTGAATCATTTACAACAACCAACCCGATACTCGGCACGGCATACCCACAAGCAAGAACAGTAGGATTGGAAACCTCCGCTCTTTCAATTTCAATGAAATCAAATATCTCCCTAATAGGTATTCCGTTTATCTTGTAATCAAAATCTATATTGCTGAAATTAACATAAGGGACATAAACATTTTCTACCACAGCTGGTGATGCGCCCCCATCTGTTAAATCAAAATCGGGAAGTCCGACAACTCTCCTTGTAGGGTCATTTGTGGTAGGATTGGTAAGTCCTGCAATAGCAATATTTGTCGCTTCACAATTTATTACAATATCGTCTATGTGAAAGTTATCGGTGAATCCACCTCCTTTTAAATGCCCTTTTAACGAAAAGCGGTATGTCTCATTGTGCATCAACCCCATATTCGTATTTACATTTACAGGGTCTTGGTATTCGCCTACTCTTATTGTTCCAGAAACAGCACTCCTTACTGCTGGAATAGATTTCCTTAATATCGAATGTTTAAATGTCTGCGCCCATGATGAAAAATCAATTTTTTGTTTTGTAGTTAAATTCGACAAAACCATCCTTTTGTCAATAACTGTTATGTTCTTAGCGGTGGCAATCTGCTCAAATATTTGATTGAGCAGTCCTAAGTCAAAATCACTTGTATTAGTTTCAGCCCCTGTATGATTAATGGTTATTGATGTTTGAGTGGAATCCAATGATTCTCTACGGATATTATATCCTACTATGGAATCTCCTACATAATTTACTCCTATAAGTTCAACATATCTGAAAAGTCCAGGCAATATCTCTGTTATCTCTAATTGATTTATTTTAGAGGTTATCGTTTCAGGCGCATCTCCTATGATAAGTGTAGCATCTCCGCCCGTATCGGCTGAATATACGTTTACGGGATTGGTTATATCGCTTGTAGTGGTCGCGGTTAAACTTTCGGTTAAGAAGCGTGTTGCGTAGCGCCAATTTCCTGATGGTAGCTGACCGCCCGTTTGTAGTTGTTGTAAAAAAGTAATCCTCGTTCCACTTTCATTTAGTTGAAGTGCTGATTCTAATAATATGCTTTCATAAGTATAAGAGCCGGTTGAGTTGATTGTAGAAATAATACCATCTCCAAAGAACGGAGAAGTCCTGAAAAATGGAAGCTTATTTCCATTAACATCATATTCGTAAATATAATAAATAACTCTCGGATCATTAAAGTCATCTGTCCAATAGATAGAACTTTTTACCGCTGTTTGTTCGCAATAGGTATCGGGTTGTTTTTTAGTCCTGAACCCCCATTGTTTGGTTCTGCCAAGTCGGGTATAAAGCCATGAATCGGTAGAAGCAGTATATTGACCTACCCCTATTTCTCCTATACTTTGGGAATATAGAGTTGTTGTTATTTTGGTTGGAGGAGTGGCAGGGAGTGTATGAGAAAAATAATCTTCAAGAACTATTATTTTAGGGGTAAATCCTGTTGTGCTTACTATCCATGTTCCATCTAAAGAAGATAGTGTATTGCCCAATAAATTTACTGACTGCCCCGCTGTTAGTCCATGATTTTCAACAAATGTAATCTGATATAAATTTCTTGCCCCTACAAGGGCTAATGCCACACTACTTACAGTTAAGGTTGTTTTTAGCGGAAGGTTTGTTCCTGTGGTTGACCATACATACAAATCCCCTAATAAATCATAAGAGCCGATTGCATTAAGTTCTCCGGCAAGTGTTGTATCGTATGCCTCGTAAAGCGTGTTAAATGTCATTGCCGTTCCCGTCCCGTCAGTTGCGCTTATTGTATAATCACTTCCCGCTATTAAATTTAGAGTGATGTCAACATAAGTATCTCCCTCGACTACGGTGGCGGAGGAATCCCATACAGTTATTGCCGCTTTTATAACACTTGCCTGCGCTGTAATGGGTTGGTTTCTTGACCACGTTACGATATAGGGAGTTAAACCATTAACGGGGTCGTTAAATTGAACTCCATTAGAATAAAATAAAAGAGTTGAATCTGGTTCGGGGGGGAGAACCGCACTTGTATCTTCGGTATAAAGCCGATATGTCTTGTTTTGAACAGCAACAGAACCTAAGTCGAAAGCAGATACATTTCCGAGCATAGGGATATGGTCGCGGGTACTTTCGGTATTTCTCGTAAGAGGCAATACATTACGAGCATCAGTATAATTATTGGGGTCGAGTTTTTCGGGTGCGGTGTCCTTATCTAAATGTCCTGAAAAATCAAGTTTTTGTAATGACCTTGCCATTTTAATAAAATATTCGACAAAGGTATGAAAAAATACATAACCGCCTTTAAAATGAGAGACGCGCCATCCGCAAACATTTGTTTTTTTTACACTAATATATTTATAACATAAATAGTGTAACCTTTTATACCTTTTTTCGTATAGGTGATTAAATGAAAATAATTATACTCATATTATCTTTATTCCTTTATAGTTGCGCTATACGGATTCCAGAGGGGAGTACACCTGACGACAATTCGGCTATAATTGAATTTGTTGAAAAAAATATAAATAAAAAAGTTGGGAAGGGTATTTGTTTTGACCTTGTCAGAAAAGCAGTCGAAAAGAAAAATAAGAGATGGTATAAAAATGTTTGGTGCGATAGAAAGCAACTAAAAATGTGCAAAACAGAAAATCCTGTGGCGGGAGATATAATAGATTTCTCAAAAGTTGTTATGAAGGATGGGAGAAAAATTTTCAGCCACATAGGAGTTGTTTCTTCTTTTTCACGTAACGTGGTTATTTATTATGAGCAGAATGTGTGTGGTTCAAAAAGCAGAAAGCCGATACGGTATCACGGAAAAAATAAAAGAGTATGCAAAAATAGCGCGGTTCAAAAAGGAATTATTAACATTAACCTAAAAATAAAAGGAAAAATTACATTCTATCATTTCTAAAAAAAGTATATCTTTGCAATAACAATTTAAAACTATTATTATGCCAGACGGGAAAAAAGACAAAAAACGCTTAAAGAAAGAGTGCAATCCGTTTACAGGATGCAAAAGACTTTTAACGCCGAGCAAAAAGAGGAGTTGGCAAGACGGAAGGGGCTCATCTAAAAGAACAGACAGGGATGAAGTAAAAGGCGTTGATACTCCCAGCTTCCCAAGACAAGATATGAGAGCACCACGGTAATCGGGGCAGAAGAAGTAAGTCAGGATATTAATCCTTCATTCCCTTATATTTATTCTTTCTCTTGTTGGGTTTATCCCCAACGTGCTTAGGGAGTTTCTTCCCTTTGGGAGTTTCTTTACTCCACCTCTCGGCAATGTCGGGGTGGTGTATATAAAGATACGCTCGTTGTGCTTGCGAGGAAAATGGCATATTATTTTTGTTTCGCTTGTTTCATTGCTTCTATCTCTTTGTCCCCCTCATTCTTCATATCGGTTACTCCTATTTTTGTCGTTGCCTCTATTTTCTTTTTCTGCAATCCTATATCCTCTCTTAAAGCGGTGTCTTGCTGAATACCTTGCTGCCTCTGCGCCTCTGCCTGCATTGCGGCTTGTTGTTGCATAGCGAACTCCTGTTGTTTCGCTTGTTCTCTTTTTTTCATGCTATATTCCAACTGATTCTCCAATTCTGAATATGTATTGTTTTTCTGCATGGCAATAAAGTCGAGAATATCAATTTGGTCATTCTGCGCCATCGCTTGTGCGATACTCAATAGTTGGGTTTTCTGTTGTTCGTCAATCATATCTTTTGGAGATACCATCACAAGTACGTCCTCAAATAATCTTTTCTTTATAAGTTTAAGCGCTTTAATGCCCCTGTCGCCTACTACAAATGGAGCTGTTTCATCCCCCTCCCCTTTTGCGTATATTAATTTTCCGAGATTTACGCAGTATTGAAGGTTGATTTCATTAAATTTAAACAGATTTTTATATAAATTAGCATTTCCTGTCATGGATTGTTGTATAACACCTCTCTGAACGCCCAATCCTATCACCTCCTGTTGCGTTCCTTGCGCTATCTTTGGCAAACTAAGCAATTCCTCCACTCTCTGCTCTAACGTGCGCCATAGGTTGCTATAATGAACAATAGCATCGTCCAGATTGAAGTCAACCGGATATACCATTGGTTGGTTATTGGTGGGGTCGCCTGATTCACCGGTAGTTCCTTCGGAAACGTGTATCCCCATTGTTTTAAGGTCTTGAAGCATTTCCTTTGGCTTAATGCCAACTCCCAATTTATTACCATTAACTACATAAGTCCTTCCTATATTTCTTCCCATCAAATCTCTTATCTTGAAGTCAAAAGCATCCATATCGTCAATTAATTGAGCAATAGTGCCAATTATGGAAACACCATCTCCAAGCGTAGTGTTTCCTGTCATTACTTTTATGGGAAGTTCGGGTGTTTCCTTCTCATTAATACTTCTCACTACGTTTTCATCGTATCCGTGTTCAACCAGGAATCTATTTCCAAGTAATACTGCCTTATGGATATCTTGTATCTTATAGTCCCCTTTAGTATTCTTTCTGTCCCTCTCCATGTATTTTCTTCCATGCTTATTCTCTTTCATCACATATTCCGTGTCTTTCTCTCCATTCCAAAACATAGTAACGGCGGTGATGGTTGTTTCTCCTGACCTGTTCAAATACCATGTCATGTTGCTGGTATTGTATGTCTGAAATATTCCATCAGCAAAATCTCCTCCTCTTGCAATTTCTTTTATCTCCTCTTTTTCATCAGGAGTTAAATTGGGATAGCGCTTAAATATTTCAGGAACCGTCAATCTTTCTATAAACCCACAAAATCTTCCATCCCTTACAAATGGGTCATCGCTTGTAATATCCCATATAAGATTGTAAAATGGAATCTTTTTTTGCTTTATCCTTCCGTTCTCTACATAATTATAAACTCCCATAAAATTTGCAGGAGCGTAATCTTGCTTAAATGCTTCGATGTATAGCGTATCACTATCATTGGAGTATTCTACATATTTTCCTATTTCTGTTGCCGCTACTTCTAAATCATCCTTAAATGAATAGGTTAACCATTGTTCCGCTTGTTCTTTGGTGTCAAATTTTTTCCCAAGAGGAGGATTGTATTGTATTCCCATTTCAGCAAGTTCATCAAATATTTTTAATGCCTGCGAATCGTACTGAAGCATCGTGTCTTGCCACATATTCATTTTCTCGGTAACAGCTCTCTCCGATAATGACCTGGCGGATATATCCTTATTTTCAAATTGTTTAATAAGGATGCCAGCCATTCTGTCCATTAGGTTTTTGACTTTTTTTGCCTTAATCCACATCGCCTGCAATGTATTGCCGTCGGTGTCGGTGGTAATGTGATTGTAATTTATATTACGCTGCTTGCCTATGTTATAAAGGGCATATTGGATTCCCCTTTGAACAGGAGATAAATTCTCTATATAATCATCCTTATTCCATATAGGGTAGGGTCTGTCATAAAATGTAGTAAAATATCTTATGTTTGACATCCACCATTCCTTCGTTTTTTCACTCTCAGGAATATCTTGAGGTGGTTGTTGGTATAAAGGAGGGTTAGCCGGAAGTATAAAAGTGCCCATGTAGTTCTTATAAAAAACCCCCAACTTATATGCTGAGGGCTTTTAGTTTATAATCAAAATATTAAATTAAGCAACTGCCATTTTTTTATCTTGCTCGTAAGTTAAAACTTTTTTTCTGCAAGTTTCAATAGTCCATTGCTCCATTACCTGCCATCCTTTCATGCCGTATTTTTTCATTTTGGCTTTCAGGATTGCACGTTCATCATGTTCTGATGTAGCATCTGTATTTTTTTCTGCTTGCCTGTCCGCCTTTTCCCCTAAAGTAGTAATCTTTTTTTCCTTTACTTCTTTGGGTTCTGGACTTGCTTCGCTTACTTTTACATTTCCCCTGTTTACATCCAATGGAAGGACATCTTTTTCTGAAACTTGTCGTAACACGTAGTCGTACAACTTATCATTAACCTTCATATAAGCAACTACTCCATCTGCGCTATCTCCAACAATTTCGGTGTTTACATAATATTTGCCGTCCTTGTGTGATATTATTTTAAGGTCTATCGCCTTGCGGACACTAACAACATGATTTTGGTCGGGGCTTGCCCAATCTATTAAAAACTGAGAAGGATTCTTCATTAAAATACCCTTCGGAGTTCCGTTTTCATCAGTATCAAAATCAAGCAATGTCACAAAGGTTTCCTCGAAAGATTTACCAACGGGGTTGTGTCCTACGAAAAATGAAATATCCATCAACTCATCTACTTTCATGTTGTTAACCATATTGAAAACAACAGCTTTTTCTTTGAGTTTTTTAACCTTTAAATCATTCTGCTTGCGCTTGTCAATAAATTCAAACTGCGGAGTTCCTTGTCTATTAGGATTATTCCACCCTTCGGTGTGAACCTGAGTGTGCCTTTGCAGGGCATTTACAAAATCAGTGGTCTTTTTGTCACTGTCATTCCATATAAGAGTGAAGTCCCTGTTATTCTCTCCAAACCATTTTGTGAATAGTTTTTCGGTAAGGACTGGCTCTCTGTCGTATATGACATTGAATCTGTTTCCTCCTAATTCAACAAGAGAGGCGTTTCTGCCTTGTTCCTTGTCGAAATACTTACCCGTAAAACGAGTAGTCATTTTGTAAGTGCCCTGCATGGGGCGCAATGTGATTTCTTGAAGCATTTATTTTTGGTGTTAGTTATTATATGTGTTTTTAGTTTACGCTACAACTGGACCCGGCGCTAATCCCCCAACACCTATTACATACCAATTTCCATTAGTAAATAAAAGTTCTGCGGAATCTCCTGCATCAGCAAATGTTATATCGGTATAACCTCCTGCATTAGAAGGTGTCAATGTTCCGTCTCCAGCATCTGTTACCATAACTACTGTCAATCTCTGTCCTTCAACACCATCAGCTAATGTCCAAGCTCCACCACCAGTAGAATCACATTCCGCTATTGGTTGGGTTATTGGTACAGCGCCAGAGCCTGCAAGGGTAGATGTTCCACCATGACGAACAAATCCTGAACTGGATTCAATAGCTGCTGCGCCTGCATTTCCATCAATTAAAAGCGCCGCTCCCGTAGTCAAGGAACTTGCTACTATGTGTACGGCATCCGCGGTAGTTGCAGAAGATGTAACAAGTAAAGCTCGTTCTTCTGCCGTGTCTGTAATAGAAAGTGAACCTTCTGATAAAATACCATTTCCTGACGTTAAGGTAAAATTTCCTGCCGTTCCTACGATATTTCCTGATGTTAAAGTCAAATCGCCAGAAGTCATGTTTACATCGCCAGAAGTAACCAAAATGTCTCCTGCCGTTAAAGTGAGCGCAGGTGTTCCTGACGCTACCCCAGCAAGTGTTAATGTTGTTGTTGATATTGAACCATCGTTCAGGTCATTCACTATATCAATCATAGGGTTTATATCGCCTGCCACAACGGGGAGTCCATTCACTCCCGCAACCCTTGTTTTTAGATACCGCTGCGCGGATGTTACTTTTTTTAGTGCCATTTTTTTTAGTTTTTAAAATATTGTTTATAAAAAAGAAGTATGGAGGAGTTTATGCCTCCATACTTTTAAAATTAAATTATGCTATTCTTGTAAACACATAAGCAGTTGCACTGGCGAACATAATCCTGTAACAAGCTATGCCAGTAACTCCGCTCGCAACAGTCAAATCACCAAAACTACCTGCGCTATCAGCAGCAGCGGTAGATAAGATGCCATTTACCGCCACAGCGATTGTAACTGTGCTCGCTCCAAGTGTATTGTCAATAAATAAATCAAATACACTTCCTCGTACCGCTCCCAATTCTGCTCCCAACAGTGTTCCGGTAGGGAGTGTGATGGTAGTACCCGCCGCCGAAGTGGAAGTGATATAACCAGTAGCAACTTCTGCCGCCGTAGCCGTAGCCGTAGCGTTTATTGCCGCCGTTGCAAGATGGTCAACTTTTTCAGAATATTTATCCTGGGAATTTGGTTGAACAATCTGTCGAAGCAATCCATCAAACCAAGCGAAATCAGCATCTCCCTGATTAACATACAATGTGAGTGTATTAAGACCTGCGTTTGTTTCCGTACCCATTTGAGCGGGTTGGTTTGAATAAAAATCGAACTCATATACAGTGTAAGTATCGCCTGATACCGCCCCAGCAACTCCTGCTGCGATAAGGTCTGCTCCGATTCCTACTGCCGCAACACCTGTCGCTCCTGCAACAACCGCCATATTGGAGATTGCTGATGCAGTGAAAAAGGGATAACCTGTATCCGCTGTAAGGGTTATTGTATTTGCCCCACCAGCGTCGGTACAAGTTACTTTTAAATCAGTTTGTGAATTTATTAAATCCACAAACGCTGTCGCTATTTCCAAATCAGTAGCACTCGTATCGCTTGTATAAGAAGCAACAAAAGTAGTTGGCGCTCCATTAGCAGCACCTGTATTTTGAGTTATAACTAACTCATAAGTAGTGCTGTCAGCGGGTGTGTAAGTTACTGTATTGGTTTGCGCTGTTTCAGCGACACCAGTTGTTTTAGTAAAGGTTTCGATATTGGGAACATACATCGAAGGGAATGTTCCGCTGTCAACTGCGATAGTCAGCGTACCGTTGGAATAAGTAATATCCGCGGCTGCTGCTGCAACTGTGCTTATTAAGGCGTTTGAATTTTCCATTTTGTTTATTTTTTTAAGTTATTCCCCCGCCTGTTTTTTGACGGGGGAATGTTAATGATTATTTTTTAATTACGCTTGTGGCTCAAAGAAACACATTCCTTGTGCATCCACAATATTGATTCCATTATCAGCCATTGCGTGGGCGGACATTCCAGCAACATCAGAACTAATTACAGTATCCGAAGGATTCATGTAATCTGAACTGGTAGTTCCTGCATTTGCCAAACCTCTGATATGACCGTAGTACATCTCTTGTCCATAGTGGAACAATTCAACAGGGGGTTTGCTTCCGCCGCCCATTCCGACTAACATATTTTTGTCAATCAAGAAGAATGAGTTGCTACCGCGAGTTCCTGTTGCATTAGGAAGCGTACATGGTTCTGGGTTAAATACTGGGTTGTCAAGAAGTGGGAAGTAAATAAAGGAAATGTTAGTAGAACCTATATTATACATAGGAACTGAAAATCCTTTTACTCCATCACCGCCGAAAGTGTTTTCCTTTCCGCTATACTTGATAGTTTCTCCCAAGAATTTATCAATCTCCATTTTTGCAGCACGACCATACAGACAAACGAGGTCTTGTGTGGCAGCAGCGCGTTTAACGGAAACCTGATAAATCAAATCATCCAACGTATTGTTGTCAATGATGTTTGGGGATTTAAGATATACACCACCACGATTTTTAATAGACCAGATAAGACCACCATTTACATAGTATTCTCCATCTTGACCTGTAATTACGCCACGATTGGTATAAACCCATTTTTGTTCAAGTTGACGTGCAAAATTTTGAAGCATCAACTCCTCCTGTGCATACCACCAAAAATCACCTTTGAATTTAGGATAAGTAGCGAGCATATCTTTGAGGTCAATAAATTGACTGTCGCGGGTAATGCCTGGATAGTTGAAATCCAAAGTTGGAGTTACATAAAGAGAAGATACTCCTCTTGAAGAACTTTTGATTGAAGCATTACCAACACATTTTGCGGTCATGCCTGCTGTGAAGTGTGTGCCAGCTACAAGAGCTACACCTGATGGTTCGATAGTAACGCTTCCTGCTGATGCGGAAATTACTTTACCGAAAATCATTTCGCTGTCCATCAAAAGGTCTCCTACTCTGAAATTCTTATAAGTAGTATCTTGAAGTGTAAGTACAAGATTAGAGCCTACAAGTGAGTTTGACGCGATTAATGCAGCAACAGAAAGATTACCTACTGTTGTGAACTCATACTTGATTGAATCAATGCGGTGACTTGACCATCCATTGAGTGCTGATACGATTGAAAGAAAAGGTGTATTGTATCCGCGAGAAATATCTGTAACCAAATCCATAGGATTTCTTTCATTTAGCGTTGCAGATATAAGACTGTTCGCTAAAGGTAAAGGACTTAAATTTGCCATGTTTTTTTAGTTTTTTAAGCAGGGTTGAAAGCCTCTTTTGCAGCTTTTCTTGCTTGCTCTGATTTATTTGTTATTTTTACTTCTGGTGCAGAATTAAACTTCCTATCATTACTTGAAGGTCGGGATATTTCGAGAAGTGCTTTCTCGTAACCCCTTGCCTCACCTTTCTTGTATGTATTCTGCAATATCGTCCGCCCATTGAGCGCATAATTGCCGGTTTCAGCATACAATTCGTAATTCAAAGTTCCATCTGCGTTTATGAAATTATATTCTTTTTCAAGAAAATTTTCTAATTTATTGATTTCGGAAGATGTCATTTTCATGCCCTGCCAATCTTTATCTTTAATCTTTTCAAAGAATTTCTTTCCTTGCTCCTGCGCTATTAACGCTAATTTTTTTTTGTCTTGTGCTTGGGTTGTATTATCAGCGGCATATTTTTTGAGTTGCTCGTTTTGCTGAGAAATCAATTCTTTTCTAAATTCCTTTGTTTTTTGCTTTTTTTCAAATGGACTTAGCTCTGAGAACTTTTCCATTTCAATAGCAATATCATCTTCCGACAATCCTTCTGCCTTCAAATTGGCATCCCATACTTGTTCTGGGGTGAGAGCATTTACATCAACGCCTTTTATTTCGCTTACAAAAGCATTGGCATCTTTCCCTGCCTTTTTTGCTGCACTATAAGCGGCAATAAATGGGTCAGAAGAAATATCGTCATACTCCTTTGCCTTTAACTCGTATTCCTTTAATAGTTTAGAATTATCGTTTTTCTTTACTTCTTTTGTATCTTCTTTGGTGGAATCTTCAAAGCCAAGTTCTTTTCTCCAATCAGTTTCTTCTGGCGGAGTTACAGGGGTTTCTGTTTTGGCGGGCTCAACCTCTTTCTTAGGATTATCCGATTGCCCATTAGAAACAGGGTCTTTCGGCGCTTCCGATTTTGAATCCTCTACTTTAGCAGCATCCTTCTCTGCCTCTGGTGCTTTTGTTTCAGCAACGGGGGGTGTAGTCGGAGAGGGATTAGTGGTTTCTGTTTTCGGCTCTGACCTGGCGGCTTCCTGTTTTGCCTGTGCTTTCTTTTGTGAAAGATTTTCGGCAAACTTATTCATTACATCAGCCGTTGTTGTAAATGTGTCAGGCGATTTTTGCACTTCGGGCGATTTAACTTCTGCTGTTTCAGCCATTGGTTGTTTAAGTTTTCAACAAAATTAAACTCTATGGTTAAAAGAAACTATACATAAAAAGGTATAGGTGTTAAAATATTATTAACTTTGCTCAATAATTCATTATTCATACTATGAGAAAAGAAAAATTAATAGAAGTGCCACAAGTAAAAGAAGTTTCAACAAACGAGGCAAGAGAGATACTAAAAACTAATATGGAACTTATACAAAACAACATCTCAACTGTTATGGCTTCAAAAAATTTATCTCAAAGCGAACTGGCGAGAGCGATAGAATCGGAGCCAGGGCATATCAATTACATTCTTAGGAAAAAAAATAAAGGCATAACTATTAAAATGCTTGGCAGAATAGCAAAAGCATTGGATGTTAAATTAATTGATTTGGTTAAATAAAACCAAAAACCTATGAACGCCACAAACAGAACACTTCTCATCTTGCATAAAGAAGCACAGCAGATGCAATCAACCTTAAATGGATTATTCCAAAGAAGTAAATTAAAGCAATTCTATAATGATAATGGATTGCGGATAGAGACCATTCATGGAAAGATGCGTAAATTACAATCAGAGTATTTTGTAGTAGAAAATGAGCAGATTAAAAAAGACAAAGATAATCAACCTGTTCTTTTAGAAGGGAAAGATAAAAAGGAATTTGATGAAAAATTTGAAACATTAATGAATGAGGAGGTGAATATTAAAATATAATATGCTCACAACAGAAGAACTAAAAGAAGCGCATAAGCAAGCGCAAAAAAGCGAAGTAGTTAAAAAACTCCTCGACTTTTACAATGAATCACAGATTGACGGATTGATGGCACTCCGCATTTCGCTTAATAAAAAATTAATCGCCATCAGCACCACCGTTGAGGGCGCTAAAGAATCTGATAACGAAGATAAAACCTTTGAACGCATTGACCGTATTGTAACGAGTTTAAAGAAACTCCCGAAAGAGAAAAACGAAGAAGAGGATGAGGATAATGACGAATCCTCATTTCTTGACAGGACGGCTAATAAAAAAAGGAAAGAGAAATAATGCCCAAGCCAAAGTTTGAATATTCGTCCTACGCAAAGACAATGATTTCGGATTCCGCTACAAGGTCGGAGAAAGATAAGTTTTGGGGGAAAGAGAAAGAGAGGTGGAAAACAGGACACGCGGGACTTGCCGGCTATCATTATTTTTTCCTCACCCAATGTCTTATTAAAAATTCGGCAGGAGAGGAGATACGCCCCTATTGGAGAGATGTAGATGAAGATATTTTTAATGCGTATGAACTGGCGAGGAAAGAACGTAAGGATATTCTTTATGCCAAAAGGAGGGAAGTGGGGCTTACCACAATCTTTGGAGGGGCTATACCTATTTGCAATGCCCTTACATATCCTGGTTCAAATAGTTTAATCACATCGGCTGACAAAGACCGTATAAAAAATCTGTTTCTTGAAAAGACATCTGTTATTTATGACAACCTGAATCCATATATTAAGCCAAAACGGGCGGGAACAAGACAAGAGGGTTTTATGTTTTTTGCCGATAAAGACACGCGGACAGGTGAATACAGGGGGCTGAAAAGTTCTATTATCAGCAAGGAAACAGTAAAAAAAACTTCTGCATTTGAAACATATCGTGCTATTTACGGATTTGTAGATGAATTTTTTCTGCATCCCAAAGCAGCCGAAGTGCTTTCCTCTATGCAGTCATGCGTGAAAGCGGGATTTAAAAAGGTTGCTCCTATTGTATTGGGCGGCTCGTGCGGGGTTACTTCTATTGAAGGGCTTAAAGAGGGAATGAAATTATGGGAAGATTCAGAAATACTTAAAATAATAACAGTATTCATCCCTGGATGGAAGGGAATATCGGAAGCCCCTGAATTTGATAAAGACGGAAACGAAACAGAGAAAATAGTTAATTTCTGCGTCAATGGTTATTCAGACGAAAAAGCAGCAACCGATTGGATTCTTCGCACCAGGGAGATATTGAGCAAGGCGCAAGACAAAAGCAGATACCGCAGATTCATAAAAGAATATCCGCTAACCATCGAAGAATTATTTTCTTTGAGTGGAGACGGGGTGTTTAAGGAATATCCTGAAATACCAAAAATGATTGACTTGCAAAAAATACACATAATAAATAACCCACCTCCTGTAATGACATATAATTTACGCAGGGGGTTGGCGGGTAATGTGGAAGCCGAGCCGCATCCAGAGGGGAAATTTGTCATATTAGAAAAAGCACAACCCAACATCCCATACATAGCAGGGAGTGACCCCATCCCTTTTAATACCGAGAATATAGAAGAAGGTTCTGCCTATGCTATCACGGTCAAAAAACCACTTGCAAGTACCTATGTTGCTTATTATAAAGAGAGGAATCTTGATTCAGATATTGTGGTAAATAATTGTATTCTCTTACAAGACCACTTCAATAAAGCAAAAACCTTATTCGAGGTAAACAGAGGGGGTGTGGCAAAAAAAACATACAAGGATTTAGGTAGAACTGATTTGTTAGCCAAAAGACCGGAGGCGCTTGGAATCCAATTTGTAGATAAACATGAAGCGTATGGCTATTATAAGACAGGGCACACTGCACAGAGAGGGGTAGAGCTATTAATAAAATATCTTTTAAAACATACTGACAAAATATTTTTTCGCGATGTACTTGATGAATTAAGTCGTTTCTTAATAGGCAACACCGACTTACTTGACGCTATAATCGCCTGCGAATTTCAAGATGCTAATATTATTGAACTGAACAAAAAATACATTGCACCTAAAAAGCAACCAAGGCAAATACAAACAGTTGTTCGCGGCGCTGATGGCATTACAAGGACTGAATGGAAAACAATTAACGTAGCCGTTCACAGTACAAAAAGATGAATTTTTAGTGTTATTTAATATTTTTGTGTTTTTGTGGCGGAAGTTTTTATGCCACTAAATCTCTAAAACACAAAATTCCACGAAATAACAACAAAAACCCTGTGAACGGTTACCAATTAACGTATGAATAACACATCCTTTTCATACACCACTTTTGATTGGTTTTCTACAAATACGGGGAATATGCCTGTGGTAGTCTATGTTTATGTCCCAACCGAATAATGTTGATAACTATTTTCCCACAAATGTTGGGAATGTTATATTTATTCGTATCTTTGTATTATGAATCCATTCATGCCATCCATAATAATCCTTTCAATCTTTTCTTTGGCAGTGCTGTTGTACGCTGATTTTGTTCTTCATTCCGACAGAGATGATTTTGTTGAATGGTTAAGAGAGAAACTTGGAATATGAAAAAGTTGAAAAAGAAGCAGTACGCCCTTCGTGCCAACATAAGCGAGAAAGCTAAAAGGAATATCACTAAGGTAACTTCCCTATTGGAGAGTGAAGGCGAGAAGTACACCATCGAGCAAACCGTCAACCATATCTTAGAAACCCTTAAAATAAAATCTATATGAAAAAATCCTTATCACAATTAATGTCGGAACTTCCTTCCATCGTCGAATACTATGGACAGACAATTTCTTTTTCTTTATCCAAAAACCCTAATGGATATGTATGCGCGGCACATATCGAAAGAGTAAGCGACACTATAACTAAGATGGGAGATACTTATGTTATAGATGGTTCTAAATTAGGCAGCGACATAACACCTAAACAATTAATTCAAGACATGAAAACAATGGGCGTACACGTTGCCGATGCAGATGACGACAGAGAAGATTTCTCCTTCTGCTCTGAAACACCCGAAGGCGCAGTTAGCGCAATGATTAACAGCTTGAAGGAGGAGGGGTGTATATGATAAAGGCGGAAGAGCTTAGGATAGGGAATTTGGTTCAGCTTAATCCAAAAAGGATTTCTTCTAATGATACTATCGTAGAGGTTGATTCTGTATGTAGTTGGGGTATAAATATAGGGGAAAAACATTATGGACTTGAATGTGATTATAGCTTCGAGTTCCTTCTTCCCATCCCCCTCACCGAAGAATGGTTGACGAGGTTGGGGTTTAATTTCACACCGAAAACTTCCGACTCTCTTCGTAATGCGTTATGGAATAAAGGTTATATTCAATTAGAGCAAACCATCTCCGCAGATATTTTATTTCATAATAATCATATCAAACACGTTCATTCCCTTCAAAATCTTTACTTCGCTCTCACAGGCGAAGAGCTTGCAATCAAATGACCAACTACTTCCACACCTGCCACGACGAACACTGCACCTGCGGATGGAAGGGGTGTCGGTGTAAGATGAAAGAAGAACACAGGAGGATAAACGAACACCTTTCTGTCTCTACTTCCGTATGCCCTATTTGTACCGCCGTTATGCACACCATAAAAACTACTGCCAATGGAACCGCCGCTAAGATTCGATAAGATGACAATATCTCCTCCAGACCAGGATGGTGATTTTCTCTTGTTATTAGAAGATGGGGCGGGGTTTAAATGGCTTTCTAAAGAGGACGCGGAGAAGATAATAGAGTACCTGAAAAAATACACCTGTAAAACTTAATGGCACAACTAAACGCTAATATCCCATACCAAAAAGCATTTGTCAGAGACGCTTACCTCACATCTGATTTCAACAACAAAGAACTTACGGAGTGCTACATCTTTGGAGTGAAGTCAATAATCAATAAGCCGCTCCTTTTTCACTGCCAACTTAAAAATGGTGCTCTTTATTGGGGTGTGCCCATATCAGCTTTTGCCTGGAAAAAAAACTTCGATATTCTTTCAAATGATGAAAATGAAAGACTATCTTTGCTCCAATACTGGGACTGCCAAAGCAATGACATCGCTGTTACCGTGTTCTCATACCTCCAGGGTTATACCGTTGATTGCTTAAACAGACACAAGAAATGGACGCAAGGAAAATACTTATTCACCATAGACGACTATTATGCTGACGCTAACTCACTACCTGTTGGATACGCTACCGACTTTGACAGCAAATGCTTTCACTTCATTGAACTTGAAAATGGTAATTATTGCGCCTACGCTAATAACTTCCTCCGTTGGCATAATCTTAACTTCTGTGACCCTTACGACAAAAATAACCCTCCCAAATATAAACCTCTCAATATTGACATGAAAGCGGAATATGTCAAAATAAAATAACCTATGGCACAAGAAAACTGGGAGGATAAATACAAAAAGGCGAAAGCAGAGAACAAAAGGTTAAAGGGTAAAATTAAAGACATTAACACCGAACTCGATACCTGCATCCAAGAGGCACTATCGCCTTGCAAACATACCCTAAACGACATCAACAATCACGGTGAAGTAAAAGACATCGCCGATGCCTACAATAAAGCCGCAAACACCGCATGGTTGATATATACACAGAAACTAAAATATATCAGGAATATCTACCAGGACGAACCAATCGCTTCTTCTTAATCCGCACCCACCTATACGTCTCCAAACACCAATAGTGCGTCTTTGCCTTGTTTTTCATCATAAGGCGAAGATACTACTTATATTGAGGTAATACATAATACAAATATAGGGTCTCTGTAAAGGTGGGTAGTGACTACATAAAAAAGGCGGGGGTAAATTCCCGCGCAAAACTCCCCCCGCCCATTGCGCCAGGGGGGTATGTGTTTTTTCGGCTTTACCCTGCGCCCGTGCGTCACCCACAAATAGAGGGGACGGCATGGATGCGCTTTCCTGCTTGCCTGCTTTCCTCTTGCATATATGACACACAAACAAAGATTTATTTTGCTGTGTAGGATAAGGTTGTATAAAGGTAAGACGTGGCAGGCGCGAGGTAATGATGTTACAAGGGGCGTTCAGTATATAGGTGATTGATTCCTGTGCATAAGTCATTGTAATTTAATATAATGTAAATTATATAACTTTTATTCTCCTTAGCTTAATTTGGTATTTGTCAGACATTCTTCTTTATCCTAAAATCTTCTTTCCTTCCTTTGTTCTGACGGATTATTTCGGCGCGAACTATCCGCACAACCTTTCCATCGTGGATAAATAAATCAATCTCTTTCGGCTTTCTTTTCGCTGTTACTCCTGCACTCATGGTGGCGGCAGAGAATGACGTAAATACCTGCTGTTGTGGCTTTCCGTCAATCGCTACCACGTAAACAGATGTCAATTTGTACCCTTTCATCATACTGTAAATGTACTATTTATATCCTTTTACTGTCGCTGTAAACAACATTATTTGTCAAAAGTTACCAAACGGCTGGAATTAAGTCGCTGACAATCGAATAAATGCCTGCCTGCTGCACCTTTGCCCATTCTTTTGCCTGATTCATGGTGATTTTTTGCGTTATTTTGCGCTTCGTCTCCGATTTTCTCGGAAAAACACTTTTTTGTGTCCAAATTTTGTTTATTTTTGCAAGTAAATGAATAATAAACCTACGCGATATCATTCATCAGTGCCTGAACATCTAATAACAGATGTTAATCGTCAGAATAAAGAGGTAATTAGCCATGTGGGACGTCATACGGATTATTTAAAGCATCATTACGGTTTAACGGATAAAGATATAGGTTTGCGCGCTGGGTGCTCTAACGTGGCTGTATGGAAGTTGCGGAAGGGTCTACTTCCTTATTGCGGTTTGACATTTCTTACTAAGATAAGCGCTTCTTTCGGTTGCTCGTTGTCTGACTGGTTGCGGACGGATGTACCTGAACTGCCGAAATAGCTGTTGATCATTCCTTTATTCTATAATTTATATTCATTAGTTGTCTATTGGCTCAAATTAAGTCCTTGACGTTGTAACGGTTGCGGTGTTGGCTGGGGTTAGTGTTGAGGGTTGGCTGTATCGTGTGCTTTATTTTGCTTGTTTTGCGGTTTGCCCTCCTTTCGTTAAGGCTTGATGTATCGGGCTGTAAATTTACCCGAATACCTTTCCCCTTCCTTTATTAAATTTTTGGCTTCGCGGGTGAGCCAGTTGGCTATCTCCTTTTTTTGGCGCTTATTCATCTTAGCCGCGTCTTTTATCGTCAAAACGGCGTGTGTTTTTTCTTTTTTCATTGTTTTATTTGCTTTATTTGTTTACTTGCCATTGTGCCGGCTGGCGCGGTTGTTTACATTCATAACCTAATTCCTTTAGTATCTTCTCCTTCATTATTTCGCTTATTAACTTCTTTTTTAGCCGAAATTTCCACATTTTAAAGCGCGGATGAAATTCAGCTGATAATTCCTTTAATTTCGGGTTTTTCTTGCTAAACACGTAATTAAATGCTTTATTTGTTTCCATGTGCGAATATACATATATATACGAGTTACACAAATGAAACTTATTAACATTTCTTTTGTTGATAACTACATAGATAAATAGTTGCACAAGTGTAACCTTTTACCGTCCTTTGGTGTATAAATAAGAAAAAGAAACACAAACCTTTTAAATCTAAACCACTATGAAAAACCAAACCACAACTAACAGAAGCGCGGCGCAAGTTAAGCTTATGAACGGGCTACTAATTGCCGCTGGCATTGCATGGGTTACCTTATTAATAGGAATGTCAATATATTTCGGAACCGGGAAAGATTAAACCATTAACCACTAACGCCGCCGGGCATAAAACGGACAAGCACTATGAAAAAAGCTCCTAAAACCAAGTATATTATTAGAGACAGGGAAGCCGGTAATGTTATTGAAGAATTTGAAACGCTCGACAAAGCTAAAAATTTACTTAAAAAATTTGAGGAATCAGATAAGAAAGAGGGTATTTTCGAGGATAATTTTTATGAAATCAAAATAAACCACTAAAGCCGGCGGGCATAAACGCACAACACCATGAGAAATAAAAAAATAGTCGCGTTCCACATCGGTAGAGGTGGACGCTATTACAACGCCGGACATTTGAGCTATATCGGCGAGTATGAAATAAGTCATTTTATAAACGATTTGTTTATACAGGAAAACGGCGAATATTTTGATGGCAGCGAAAACAGCGTAGGATTAACAGAGAAAGAAGTTGAAACAGGCATCGGTAGAATAGATGTTGACGGACTATACGATACCACATACTGCAAATTCCTGGACGAATGTAACGAGGAAGAACTCGAATTAATTGCTAAAGATTAAACCACTAACCAAACCACTAACGCCGGCGGGCATAAACGCACAACACCATGAAAACTACGAAGCAATACATCAAAGACAGAATCATGAATGATGACAGAACATTAACAGAAGAAAACGCGCAAATATTTGTGGATAAATTATTCCCGAATACTGGAATGAACATCATTGTTGAGACGACAGATGAAGACATGAAAGACGAAGCAAAGGGTAAAGTAGGAACGATAATTAACAACTAACTTCCGCGCTAACACTAACCAATTAAACCACTACATTATGAAATCACAAAATCTTTTTTTCGTTTTTCTCCCTCAAGGTAGGGAGCAAGAACATTATTCTTTCGGCGGCGTTCTTTACTGCCGAAATCAGAAAGAAGCGCTTGAAATAGCCACCGAAGTCGGCGGTAAGATGTGCGTTTCTCAAATTTGCTTAAATTAATTATTAACCACCACAAAGCCCGAACCCGTGCGCGGATGAAAATAAAGACGCGGTAATAATATGGAAAATCCAACATTCACACCACGAGAAAACACCCGTATATATAAGAACCATTACGGATGGACAGGAGAAACTAAGTTAAAACAAGACGGCAAAAACTGGAATATTTACACCACCAAGAGGCACGGCGGCACGATTTCCACCCATTGCCACGTTGTGACCGATGAGGGCGGGGGAAGTTATTCTTTTACCATGTTTGGGCAAGATAAAAATGAAAGTTTTTATCTTAATGAATTGCCAAAGGGAACGAAAGCGACCGAGAACACCATAAAAGAAGCGCATTATAAAGCCCTTGCAATGTTTGACGCGAAAAGGGAAGCCGGAGAACTGCCAAACGCTGAAAAAGAATATAAGATTGAAATAGGGCAAATCCTTTTCACGGATTGCAGAAACGAGCAAACAAGCAGGCGCGCAATTTACGAAATAATCGGAGACGGCAAATATAAAACCGTTTTACTCGATGGAAGCGCGACCCGTTACGATGACCATGTACGCAACTACGCTAAAAAATTCGGCATAGGCGTATATTTCAACGAAGGGGAAACAATCGAGCAGGCACAAATCGACAACTTGCTGATTCAGGCGCACGAAAAGACAAAGATACGAGAGAAACAAAACGCTATTTTGAAAATAGAGAACGACAAGAAAGCGGAGGAGAAAAGAAAGTATTTAAGTCAATTTGTAAAAGCAGACAGGCGCATGACTACCAACGTACTGAAAGCGCACATTTTAAAAACCTTTTCGACCGTTTCAAAGGTAGAAATAAAGACGGACGTTTTCAGCGGAGGCGATAGTATGGATGTTAAATACTACGCACCTGAAAAAATCGAAACTTTGGAAACCCTTATAAAATCATTCCAAGAGGGGCATTTTAACGGCATGGAGGATATTTATGAATATCACGACAAAGACGAAATAATAATAAGCGGGCATATCTTGCAAACGTACAAATACGTTCATTCTAAATTTATTCAGGCAGACACACCACCAACACCACCGGCAACACCTGCGCAAACGGAGGGGGTTCAAGTCCTGGACTATTCAGAAAAAGCCGTTGCCGTTATTGGTAACACTTATGCGATCAAGGAGCAACTAAAAAAGATGGGCGGACGTTTCAACCGTTTCCTTTCTTGCGGTGCAGGATGGATATTTCGCAAAGACAAAAAAGAGGAATTAATACTTTTATTTGTCAAAGCATAACGTATACCCTCTCCCCGCGTTCAGTCGCTAACCTTCAAAGGTAGGGAGACGGGCAAATATTAACCACTAAAAAAAGTCCTCTGATAAAGTAAGGAGGCATAAACACAATGAAAAACCTATCTGATTTTAAAAAAAGAATTTTAAAGGGGGTAAAAATTCATACCACCTACCACCAAGCCGCTAAAGGAAGGGACGAAAAAGGATTATTAATACTTGCAGACGAGGATAAAGGAAATAGGGAGGTAAACATAGTACAGGGGAACGCCTTTACCCTATTGACCACAAAGAAAGACGGGAGTATTTCCGATTCGTGGCTACACTTCCCGAAGGCAAGCGAAATAAAGATAGTAAATGAGAACACCATACAAATTTTGGCGGAAGATTTCCGGATGCCCGCCCCTGAAAGGGAAAACGCGCCCCTTATTCCTTTACTTACTTACACATTTATATAACTAACCACTAAAACCGGAGACCCCGAGCCGCATAAAGTAGGGGGA